GTTCATCGACCAAACCTCTTTTATTTGGGTTATAATCGCTCCTAGCAGTTCTTCCTCCTACCATAACGTCTTCATAGGTTTGGTAAGGTTTAGGCACTATTTTTCCTTTACTGTAGCTTGCATTTGCTTAATTCCGTCTTTTGCGAGTGAAACAGCGGCTCTAAGCTTCTGATGTTCGTCATCTTGCTCTAATTTCTCGTCAAATTGCTCTTTTCCGGTAACTAGCTTCAACATGTCCATATTTGCCTTTTCTTCGCCTTCTTCTTGCTTCCTTTGTTGCTCTTGAGCCTTAATTTGGACTTCATCTGATTTCAAACGCAATAATGGGTCATTATCGATCTGATTTAGGACTTTTTTCTCTTCTTCAACGTACTCATTCATGTGTTGAGCGATTAATTGGGCTTTTCTGGACTCAATTTTGCCTGTTAACTGCTGAAGTTGCTGATTTAGCTGCATAATTTGCGGATTTTGAGCTCCTTGAGGCCCTGCTTGGGCTATAGCAGCCTGAATTTGCTTAGCTTGAGCCATTTCTTCCTCAAATTCCATAGCAATTTGCTCCTGAGCCATCAAAGTTATGTGTTCCATGCAGTTTTTTTGTAATAGTGCTAGTGCATTTGGATTATTTCTACACATAAACGTGCCCATAAATGATAAATGCGCATCCATGTGAGCCTGATGATCTTGTCCAGGGAATGCTTGGAAAGGTTTCCCTGCCATAGCTTGCATGTTCTCTACTGCTGGATCCATCGGTGATGGTTTTTGTGGAGGTGGAAGTACTGTATTTACATTTTTAATACCTAATGCTTCATACATGTTTCTATACGCCTCATACAAATTATGCATTTTTGGATTTGACATTGCCAATTGTAATTCTGTTTGTGCAATTGTTATTCTCTGTGTTTGAGAGAATATGTTTGGATCAGCAACTGGAATGATATCTATTCTATCATCAAAGTCAGTTGCAAATATTTGATTCTGTCCTCCTACCACATCATAAGGATATGATTGAGGTAAGTAAGTTGCTAAACATTTTGATAACAACATAAACTCACATTTCATTGCCGCATATAATCTTTTATGTATTGCTGACATAACCCGCGATCCGCGCTCCAGTAATGATACTGTAGTTCCAACTGCTGCACTTTGATTACCATCACCAACTTGCATATCAGCAATAGACGCGAAACGTTGACCCGCACCAACGACTACATCCATTAATTGTAATAGTGTAGGGTTTGGTCCTTTAAATGGTAAAGGCATAAATGCATCACTTAAATTTCCACCAGGCGCATCTACATCACGGAACTCTCCCGGCTGCAACGGTTGAGCTTCGTCTCTGACTCTGATGCCTCTTTGTTTGAATCCGGCCGGGAGATTAGCCAAGGTGCCTGCGTCTAAGAGCTGTCTTAGAGCTGCAGTGGCAGTTCTAGATAAACCGCCTATCATGTGGATAAGGCCGAATCCATAAAAGCCTAGTCCTGGTAAAAATTTAAAGTGAACAAAATAATCCTTCTTCTTTTTCATCTGATCTTGTGCGTCGTAGTTTCTACGAACAGCTAAAACTTTGCCTGATCCTTCATCAATAGAAACTATGTAAGGAACCTTTAATCCCGAAGGTTGCCCCTCTGATCCAATTTCCTCAAAACCTGGTAAATCTAAGTTAGTGTGAAATTCTAATACAGAATAAATTTCATCTTCTAGTGGATCAATACCTTGTAGCTCATCTTTTTTATCTGAGACTGAATCTGCATTATGATCTTCTTCAACAGGTATGTCAGAATAAAAACCTGATAACTGTTGTTTTAATAAATCATTACCTGACATTCTAATCTTGTGAATAATAACATCAGTATCATCAAGTGATGTTGCAGTGTATGGAACATACAAATCTTCTGCTGGTACAAATTTAGAAACACAACGACCTAGTAATTGATCATAGTAAACCTTTTTAAATGTAGAACCTGATAATGGTAAATTAAATAACATCTGATCAAACTCTGGCTCATACTCTTTCATTTCAACCATGATTTGATAATTCATGAATTCTTTTACACGTTTTGATTGGTCTTCTTTTTCTGGAGTTATCATTCCAATAATTTGAGTTCTAACTGGACCATCAGCCGGAAGTAGTTCTTTATAAGCTAAAGATTGAAACTGTGTTACTGCTTCTGCAAGAACTGGGTGAGTTGCACCTGATGCACCCCTAAATGGTTCTGCTCTGTCTTCATATTTAAATCCAAGAAGATCCATTCCTTTGGTATATGTATTTTCCCAATCTTGTCGTGAAGATTTACAATCTTCATATATTTTTAATAGGTCATTACTAATTTTATGTAGAGAAGAATCATCTAAGATGTCCGCTAAGTTACCATCATGTAATTGTCCACCCTCTTGATTAAGAGCAGATGGATCAAAATTAATTTCCGCTCCACCATCTTCTGTTGGTGTAACTTCTATCGGTTGTTGGTTCTCTTGTTGTTGCAACATTTCCATTTGCGCATTTGCAGATGCTTGCTTACCTGGTATGTGAACTTGTTTCCTAGGTCGTGCAAAAGTTGCGGGTTTATCTATAGCCATGTTTGTTTCTCCTTAAATCTTGTACCAATTCCATTTGACATTGGACCTTTCTTTGGTGGAACTATTCCACCTAGTTTAAACGTACCGTCTGGATCGAATGGTTCTGGTTGTCCTCTTTGTGTTTTTATAAACTCTTCGTATTCATCTTTGTAGTCTTGTTTTTTAGTTTTTGATTTAACAGCAGCCTCCCAAGTTTCTACACCACCTTTTAATGAAGCATAATCTTCAGCGCCAGTTTCTATCCATCCTTGGTCTGGATGTTTGGTCATTTCTTCAACTACAAACTCTCCTTCTTTTGCACCTGATCTTGTTCCGTTTCTTACGTTCACTCCTGTGTCTGGTGCATAATAAGTCATACTAACTAATTGTGATTCATCTCCTCTACCTGTTACTTCTATCATTCCTGTATCTAAGTTTTCTTCCATGCGAATTGGTTCGATGCTTATATCTGGGTCTTTATATTCGTAAACTACAATATTTGGTTCACCATTCTTTACGTCTGAATAAGAAGCAGGTTTTCCTTTTCCGTTAGTTCTAATTTTATTTACTAATAAAGGAAACCATTTCGGCATACCTGATGCTGACATTTCAGCTGCACCTTTAGCTGCGGTTACGGCTGCCTTACCACCAGTAAGCCATCCTTTTGCTCCTGCAACACCAGCCGCGATTCCCGATCCCATCAGACCTAAGAATCCTCTGCGATTCATTTTTATTTTATCAAGTGGATTGCCACCACTATCTAAACCTACACGACCACCTCTTGCATGTTCAGGTTTCTTTAATATGTTGCCCATGTCTGTAGGAATATCTAAATTATATTCACCTTTATCTAATTTGACCCCCATACGTCTGAGTTCGTCAGCTATGGTTTTTGCTTCTTCAACTCTTCCTTGATCTAAGGCTGTATCCATTGCAAGCTTTGCTTCTGCAATTTCTGCAGTCGTTGCATCTGCAACTTTAGTCTGAGTATCCATTTCCTTAATACGTTGATCGACCCAGTCATCTGTCATAGCATTATCGGTTGATTGTGAAGGATCTATTTCATCTAGCGCATCACTTAATATTTGATTTCTTTTTTTCTTGTTTTTACTAATAGTGTCGAGATCCTTTGCTATGTTATCTAAAGAAGAACCTACTGTACTAGTAGTAGGATCATCAGACTTAATCATATCCTGCATTTTGTTGAAAATGCCATCAAACTCATTTCCTTTAAACTCAGCGTCTTTGATACTAGTAATACCCTCTCCACTCGGTGGTGTTGGATCACTTTTGTTACCGATGTATTTTGAAGCTGCACCATCTACTCTTTCATAGAGCATAGGATGCTCTGGATGATTTCTACCTTCCAATAACCAAACTAATTCGTCTTCCCAATTCTCAGATGTTTTAATTCCCCATTTAGCAGGATCGTGTCCTGTTAGACCACCTGATTTTTTTATCCTAATAGCTGCTTCTACTTCACCTTTACCAAACGCTTCTATTAAATTATTCCTAAAAGTTTCATTGGGTATGTCTTTAATAATATCAACATCTGCTGCATATCCTCCGAAGTCAGCTTCTTTATCAATACGAACTTCATCCGCGCTTCGCGATCCACGTATATCTTCGAAGATGTCTCCTACCTCTCTTATAAACTCTTTAGTGATGAAACCTTGTTTGTGCTGTACTTCTAAAAAGGGTTCTATGCGTTGCCAATCGTCTATGTCATCTTCCAAGTATAATCTTTTAGGATTCCCTGGTTCATAACCAGCGTTGTAGTATTCTGCAATTGCTTTTTTAAGATCTCTGAGTTCGGAAGGGTTAGAAACGTTATAACCGCTTCTTCGCATAGCTTTTAGAAATATATTTAAATATTGCATTAATAGTATGTCCTTTTACGTTCAGGAAGTTCCTCGTCCTCGTAATCCTCGGGGTGTTCAACGAAACCACCTTGTCTAAATCTCATTACTGCTTGAGTCATGCTATCCACTAAGTCATCGTGTTCACCAAGTGGGAATGCAGCGCATTCCTCAATCATTTCATCTGTAAACTTTCGATCCGGATACCAAACCATTCCTGCTTCGAATAACGGAGCTACTGAGTTTACTCTTGTATGTTTATCATTTCCTTTACTAGGTGTAAAGTTAATAACCGGTATACCCATCTTACGTAACTCGTATGTCAATGGCAAGCCCGAAGCTTTGGCCTCAATGATAACTGTTTCCGGTTTCCAGTAGTCATATTGCTCTTTTGCCTTTTTCCGAAGATCGGGGAACTCGTATCTGTCTTTTACAACGTCTAATAGGATAAGCGACGGTCCGCTATCCTCGTTTGGCTTAAATACGCCCCAAGTGCTTATAGCACTGAAATCAGCTGTTTCTTTTTTCATAAAAGCCGTATCATATGACTGAATCACATGCATTAACGGAGGTAATTTGTCATGTGGCCATTTTTTCCACCACTCACGTTTTATAATTGATCCTTCAGCGGCTGTAGGGTTTTGCTGGTACTGAGCATTCCATTTTAATATACTTACGGATGCTTTTACCGCTTCTAACTCTTCAATTTTCCAATATCCTGGCCAAACGGGTTTTCCCGAAGGCAAAATTGCCGGAAACTCGATTACTTCCCATTGGTCTGACTTGGGCTCTTTTTGTGCTTTCAATAATTTACCTGTTAGGTCAGCTACTGACCATCTTGTCATAACGACGATAATTCTTCCTCCAGGTTGAAGCCTTTGCCGCGGTCCAGAGGTATACCATTCATAAACTCTGTCATATGAAGCAGGATTCATTGCGTCTTGCTCAGAATGTGGATCATCAATGATTAAAAGGTCAGCACCACGACCTGTAATTGAACCGCCGACACCAGCAGCATAGTATTCACCACCTTGGGCGGTCTCCCATTTACCAGCAGCTTGAGAATCTTCCCTGAGCCGCGTTCCAAAAACATCTTGATACTCCTGTTGGTCAATTAATGTCTTTGCCTTACGACCGAAACGTACAGCAAGTTCTGCATTGTTTGTTGCTTGGATAATTTTTAATTGTGGGTTGTTACCGATCATCCAGGCAGGTAAATAGTTTGATGCAAATTCTGATTTTGTATGACGAGGTGCCATATTGATAATTAATCTCTTGAGCTCGCCTCGCGCAACGCGATTAAATTTCTCAGCCATAATTTTATGGTGTTCACCTTCAATGAATTCCGGCCACATATGCTTTACAAAACTTAAGAAGTCATCGCGGACACTTTGATCCTTCTTCTTTTGATTAAGCAGTAAAGCTGTCTTCAAATATTCCTTTTTAGTATCTGGTGGTAAATTATCTATCTGTTCCGGAGTTAGCATTTGAAAAAAAATTTATTATAATTTTTGCACTTCCCTTTTTGAGTGAAAATGAATTTAGCACGTATCTATTTATGAAACAAGGCTATATGTGGTATTCATAGGGACCCCTTTATACTAAATCTGGTGTACACCCCCTTACTTTTTGTGTGTGTCCAGTTCGGCTAGGGACCCCTCGAGCGAGCGAAGCGAGCTTGAGTAAGCCAAGCCGCAGGCTTGGTGACATTTTTGCAACACTGTGACATTAATACATACTTGACATTTGGTTGTGAGTATGGGATAAGGTGATATTAAAAGAAAGGAAAGATATGAACAGAAAAGATTTAACAATACTATGCAACTCTATTTCACTAGCCATTCATAAATCAAATGCTCCTAAGTACAAAGCAAGGAGAGTTGGTTATCAATGTGGTTTGTGTGGTGAGTATAACAAACCAGATTATATGTGGTCTGCTGATAAGTGTGTGGATTGCTATGATATAAATGATATCCATTTACTAGAAGGAGAGGTGGCTCATGATTAAGATGATTGCTGATATAACTTGTACTGTACTATTAATGTTATGTGTAAGTTTATTTATGTGGACAGGTCAGTTCTGGGCAATGCTCGGCTGTTTCCTTATTCTATCCTTATATATTATACGAATGTTTTATTTCGAATAACTCCCCCAACGGCTGTTGCAGAAATGCAACAGCCAAATTATTTACATATATCGTTTAAGCTGCAAGCCTCAAGCTGCAAGCCCCAAGCAACAAGCTGGTCATCGCTCCCGTGAGTCTCGGTCAAAGATATGAAAGCAGGGAGCGATGATAAAGGTGACTCGATGCCTTGTACAAGGTAAGCAAACACCGAGCCATAATATTAGGACTTACAGATATATCTACCATGCCTAATAAACTAATTAACTAAGTTGATTGGTTCAGGCGATACAACAACTGTATCGTATTTCAATCTCTCAGCAATCTTCTGTTCTCTCGTCATAGTTTTATTCTTCATGCCTTTCAACATACTAGCGAGATTTTGTGGGTTGTAGATTGTTAAGCCAGATGAATTAGTCTTGATTAAATCTGCCTCGTCACATTCTACTCCGAGTTCATTCATTAACTCAACACCCTCAGTTAAATAACGATAAGCCTTTAAGCCCATAGCCATAGCTTTTTTCTGTGCAGTTATTGTGTCTACCCATGTTGCATGAGCCGAGATTAATTGTGCTTTCTTCTTCTTAAACATTTGGAAAGTTTCAAACTCAGCTTTACTACAAGCAATAGTTCTTGACCTACAATGGCTCGTACCAATAATATCCAAGTACCATTGTTCATCAAAGCCTTTAGCAATTCCTACATTGTTATCATTATCAGAATTATATCTTGAGTAGCTTGAATAACCCAAAGCCTTGTCATTCGCCTCACAATGTTGCGTCTTGTGTGGGTTGTCTTGGTTGCCCTCTTGTTGTGGGAATATGTCAGGGTTGCAATCGTCAGCTTTCAGTTCATCACGATATAAAGCATAAGCAAACTTTCTACCACTATCATAACTGTCATACTCACTATTACCTTGACAACTACCAAACAAACCAAAGTCAAAATGTTCCGATAACTCTCGTGCCTCATACTCATTTTCATCTATTTGGGTTTCATGTGCATAAGAGAAATAAAAACATTTATCTTTTGCTACAACATCTAAGGGTTGTCCGTATTTTTTCTTGAGTGTTCTACAAGTATCAACATCATCTTGAGGATATGCTCTTGAAACTACATCTTTAGCAGTTTTAAATGTACTTTCATACAAATCCATAATGTCTGCTTTAACATCATTGTATGCTTGTTTCTCTTGAGTGTCCTCTAGTTCTGCGTGTTCGATATATCGGTTTAATATCTTCTTCCGATACTCGTCATTCATTCTTAGTTTAGCCATAAATTTAATTCCTTTCTTATTTATGTTATTCTGGGATATTAACAGAATTATTATTTTGTGCAAGTATTATATTATGGATATCTGTTATATTATCGCCAATCCAATCATACAT